TGGATCAGGCTCTCCTGCGACCAGGCGAACCCGGACGGCTGCGCCTCCCGCTCGACCGTCACCCTCGACAGCAGGTCGAGGCCGAGCGCGTGCTCGAACAGGCCGGTGTCCGCCGTCGGGAGCATCGTGACGCGCTCCACCCGGACCTGCGGGTCCTTCGAGCGGCCGAGGAGCCACTGCGCCCGGGAGAGCGCCTCGGGGTCGTTGTCCATGAGCAGCCCGGCCTCGGCCAGCACCCGCCGAAGGTAGGCGGTCTGCGAGGCGGCGTCGACGGCGACCTGCTCGACCGAGTACTTCCGCTGCACCCGGACCTCGTTGTAGACGTGCGCCACGTCGAAGCTGTCGAGCGACAGGCCGGTGTAGCCGAACTCGCCTGCTCCGGGGGCGTCGGAGAGCGTCACCTGCGAGGCGGCGTACGCGGCCGTGGTGATCAGCTCGTGCCGTCCGACGAGCGTCGCCTTGCCGTCGCCCGCGACGAAGAACACGCCCGACTCGGAATCGGCGCACAGGCGGATGTAGTCGAGCGCGCCGAACCCGCCGATGTCCGCGTCGCCGAACGTGGTGACGCCAGTGCCGAGGGCACGGTCCGCGGATGGCCAGTCCGCCAGGTCGAGGATGCGGGCGATCCGCTCGTCCGACGTGTCGCCGTTCCACGGCGCGTCGCGTGCGCTGGCGTGCGCGGCGATCCTCTCGTCGGACAGCACCGCGTCGTAGATCGCCAGCTCGTCGACCACGCCGTCGAAGTGGTTGATGACGAACCCGGCCGTTGATCCCACCCCTACCCTCAATCCGGTGAATGGATGCCCGCCGTCCTTCCCCGAGATTGTGCTCACCTCGAGGCCATCCCGGAACAGTTGCAGTGTCGAGCCGTCAGTCGTGCCCACGATGTGATGCGTGCCGGTGACATCGATCTGACGTCCGAACAGGTCCGAGAACGTCTCACGCCAAAGGACCACGCGGAAGCCGAGCGATATGTTCTCATCGTAGAGCAGCGCGAAGCCGTCCGCGCTGTCCGTGCTGACGTTCTTAGCTCCCTGCTCTACGATCCTGCTCATCCCGTCCACGGATGTCGGGTTGATGATGACCTCGACTGAGAACGGCGGCGCTGACACCTCGGCGAGCCGGGTGGGGACGCGCATCCCGTCGTCTACGCCGTCGAGCTCGGCGGCTAGGTCCGCGTCGTGCTCGACCAAGCCTGTGGTGCCGAGCGTCACACCGCCTTCGTAGACGCCGTTCAGCCGCTTCGAGCCCTGATCGATCGCCACCGTGCCCGACGACTCGCCCAGCCGGTACCAGTTGACCGGCGAGTCCTGCGCGACCTCGTGCGCGTACACCGACGCCGGGAGCTCCCGGCGGGCGAGGACCGCGAACCCGTCGACCGCCGTGACCGTCGCGACCGCGTCCGTCTGGCCCGGCCACTCCTGCGGCCAGTCCTCGATGAGCCCGGAGAACACCGTGTATGTGACCGCGGAGGCGTCGTTGGCGCGCACCCGCAGCCGCCGCATCGGCCTCACGTTCGGGTAGTAGGCGCCCGACGTGTCGGCCGGGTCGAACCGGCCGTCCGAGTTGGACAGTCGCACCACGCACGTCCCGGCCTCCATGCGGCCGAGGTCACGCTGCCTGCCGCGCCGGATCGCCACCTCGCGCACGTAGGCGGTGACGTCCGTCCACGTCGTCGAGCCGATCGCCGTGCCAGGGTCGGAGGCGAAGCCGATCTCGACCCATACGGTCGTCCCGGCGACCGTCTCGCTCACAGCACGCCCGTCGTGCCGTTGCGGCGCTGGACCGTGACCAGCGCGGAGCGGACGACCTCCTCGAGGTCGCGCTCGGTGACGACGGACCCGGCGACGTGCAGGTTCACGGTGACGCCGCCCGACGCCGGCCCGCCCGCGTGGCGGGGCACATGCGGCAGGATGCGACCGGACGTGCCCGGCACGAACAGCTCCGGCCGCTTCTCGCCGACGATGTAGGGACGGCCTGCCTGGACCGGCCCGCCATGCGCCTTGGGTTCGAGTCTGCCGCGGGTCCCGAGCGTCGTCGTGACGTTGCGGGGGATGCGAGCCAACTGCGCGTCGAAGTCACGTAGCGCCTTGAGCGCGTCGAGGTGCGCGACCCGGATCGTGACCTGCGGATCGACGCCCTCGATCGACTCGGCGGTCTCCTTGATCTCGCGGAAGTGCCGTTTGGCGGCCTCGGCCGCGTCGGCCGGAAGGATGCCGTCACGGACCATCTGGTCCATCTGCTCGTCGTACGCCGCGACGGACAGCGTCCCGTCGTCGATCCCCGCTTGGAACGCGAGCATGTCGCCCTTGGCCGCCACCGCGGCGGAGGCCAGGTCACGGTTCGCTCGCTCGGCCTCCTTGGACTTCGGCCCGTACTTCTCGACCGCCTCGGACGCCGCATCGTGCGCCTCCTGCAACCGCTCCATCGACTGCTGCGCCCGGAAGGCGGGATCGGTCTGCTCGCGCAAGGCGTCCTGCTGGCGTTCGATGGCCTCGGTCAGGCCGAGGAACTCGACCCGCGTCTTGTCGGCCTCGTCGCCCGTGTCGCCGAGCTGGTCGGCCATGTCCCCGGCGCGGCCGACCCAGCCGTCCATGATCGGGCGCATGTCCTCGAGCTGCCGCGACCAGCCGTCCGTCGCCGTGGTCGCGTCCTCGGTCGCCCTGGTCGACGCTTGCTGCTCCTCCTGCCGCCGCTTGTAGCCCTCGGCCGACTCACGGATCGCCGCGTCCTCGCCCCGGATCGCCCGGTCGAGATCCTCCGCCGCCACCTGCGTGCCGGTCTTGTCGCGGCGGAGCTTCGCGAGCGGGTCGATCGCCTCGTCGATCGCCGACGTCACCCGGCGCATCGCGTCCTCGTCGCCGAGCAGCGCCGCCGTCAGGTCCCCGGTGGCGATGCCGAGCTCCCGCGCCTGCGTGAGCAGCCCCTCCTGCTCCAGCCGGTTGACGACCGTCTCGCGGGTGTTGTCCGCGAGCGCGCCGCTGTCGGCCTCGATCGCGGCCGTGTACTCCTGCGCCCGCTGGGTCGCCTTCTCCTTCGCGCCGATCCAGGCGCCGAGCAGCATCGTCGCGACGACGAGCCCCGCGCCGACCAGGCCGCCCCGCCCCAGCATCCCGCCGAGCTTGCCGAGCGAGATGCTCGTCTTGCCCGTCGTCTTGTCGAGCACCCGCAGCTTGCCGACGAGCGAGCCGCCGAGCGACGCCATCGACCCGAACCCGCGGATCACCGGGCCGGCGGCGATGCCGAGCAGCACCGCCCCGGTGGTGACCTGCCTGAGCGGTCCGGGCAGCGCACCGAACCCCTTGACGAGCCTGCCCGCCACGCCCAGCAGGTCCTTCGCGACCGGCAGCAGCTGCGTGCCGAACTGCGCGGCCGCGTCCTTCGCCTCCGCGGCGACGATGCGTGTCTGGTTGGCCACCTCCCCGGACGTGCGTGCGAAGTCGCCCTGCTGCGTGGTGGTCTGCTCCATGATCAGCGCGTAGCGGGCCTGGACCTTCGCCGCCTCGGTGACCTCGCCGTTCGCGTCCGCCAACCCCATCTCCAGCGCCTTCGAGGTCACCGCGGCGGCGGACACGTTGACCCCGAACTTGCGGAGCGGCTCGACCTCGCCGGCGAGCGCCGACCGCAGGTTGACGAGCATGTCCTCGGGACTGGCGTTGTTGAAGCTGGCCATGTCGCCCGCGAGCTGCACGAGCGTCATGGACATGTCAGCGGCGGGACGCTCCGCCAACCCCATCGCCTGCAGCATCGCGCCGAACCCGCCGGCCGCGTCGAGCGCCTGCGCCTTGGACTGGCCCATCGCCTGCGCGGACGTGCCGGCCCAGCGCTCGACCTCGCGGGCGCTGCGCCGGAACGTCACGTTGACCTTGCTCAGCGCCTCATTCTGGTCGGAGGCGAACTTGACCGCGGCCACCGCACCCGCCGCGAGCGGCAGCGAGACGTTGCGGGTGAGCGAGTTGCCGAGATCCTTGAGCCTGCGGCCCGACCGGTCGAGCCTCGTGCCCATGTCCTTCAGGCCGCGCGCGAACTCCTTCGAATCGAGGAGCGCCCGGATCGTGAGTGTGCCCTTGCTAGCCACGGGTCGCCCTCACGATCGCCTGCTGCACGCCCTGCTCGTACGTGCGGATGATCAGCGGCTCGATGTCGTGCGCCGCGCCGATGATGTGCGGGCGGATGGGATGCGGCCGGACGGACTTGATGCCCCACTGCTGCACCCGCCGGGACCGGTGCGCGCCGCCCACGCGAAGCTCGACCTGGCGGACCGACGCGGACGGCCGGATGGTCTCGCCACGCCCACGGCCGACACCGGTCGACGCGCCGCCGAGACGCCAGATGATCAGCTGGCCGACCGTCTTGTGCACCCATCCGAGCTCGCGCTCCAGCGCCTTGCCGCCGATGTCGCGGAGCAGCTCGCGCGTCTCAGGGATGCCGTCGATGACCATGCGTGCGCTCATCGGTCGGCCTCCTCCCGGATCTGCTCCCACGCGACCAGGTGCCGGAGCTCGGCGGGGGAGGTGCGGCGGATCAGCTCAGACGGTGTGCAACGCAGCCGCTCCGCGACGACGAACAGGCCGTTCAGGGCCGGGTCGGTGCGGAGCCGTCTTTTGGGTCGGACTCCTCCTCCTCGAACCCGGAGAGCCGCAGCGCCACGTCGGACAGGCGCTCGAGCGCCTTGCCGGACTTCTTCACGAGCTTCGCCTCGTCGCCCTTGCGGAAGACGGGTTCGCCCGACGCCGGATCGCAGGTGGAGAACCGCACCGCGAGCGCGAGCGCGTAGGCGTCGGACTTGCTCTCGAGCGACGCCTGGTAGCTGGCGAGCCGGAACGCGGTGAGCTGCTCGGCGTCCATCTCCCGCACGAGGAACCTCGCGTCCCACTCGGGGACGTCGACGATCTCCTCGGCCAGGTCCTCGACGGCTAGTATCTGGTCGCGCATTCGGCGCTCCGAAAGGGTAGGGGTGATCGAGGATGAGGACGTGTGTAGGGCTACTGCTCGGATTGGTGCTGCTGGCGGGGTGCGGGTCGCCCGAGTCCGGCGTCGAGGGGGACCTGCCGGGCGAGTACGCCGAGATCATCGACACGGCCACCGGCTGTGCCGAGCTGCAGGAGGTCTTCGACACGGCCGAGACGACGAGCGCCGCACGTCGGGACGGGGGTGACAGCGAGGGTGCCGGGCAGTACACCGCCGTGATGCGGGCGGCCGACGAGCGGATGCGCGACGTCGGCTGCTACGACTGAGGCGCGGGCCCCGTCTCGGGCTGAGGTCGCCTGTCGGCGGCAGCCAGCACGGCGGCGGCGCGCAGACGGCCCGTCTTGCGCCTCGCCGGATCGCGGGAGCGGCACAGCTTCGCCACCGCCTCCACGTCGGGCGGATGCTCGGCGTAGCGCTCGGCGGCCAGCGCGTCGACCGGCTGCCCGTCGGCGAAGCGGCGCAGGTCGGCGAGGCTCACGAGCCGTCGTCCCGCACCACGGCCCCGGACACCGGCCAGGTGGTGTCGAGCGTCGCCAGGTCGCCCACCGAGCCGGCGATCGGCGTGTACTTGCTGACGAGGAACGATGCCGTGTACGACGGGTTCGTCGTCGTCACCGTCCCGGACGTCGGCTTGACCACCACCTCCGTCACGGTGCCGAGCAGCGGCCACAGGGTCGCGTCGACCTCGGACGCGGCGAAGTCCTGGTGCCACGAGATCGTGATCGAGGCGTCCTTGAGCCCGCCTATGCGGCTGCGCCAGGTGTCGCCGAACGCGGTGTCCTCCTGCTCGTCCGCCTCGATCGGCAGGTCCACCGCGGCGATGTGGTCGGACAGGTCCACGGAGTTGACCGTTATCGAGTAGTCGGTGGCTGCGAAGACCGCCATGATCTGCTCCTCCTAGATGATTCCCACTATCACGACGAAGCTGAATGTGGGAGTGTCGGTGCCGCCGATGGTGTATGAAACACGATGCCAATCGTCCGCGATCGCGCCCGCCACCGGCGTCGCCCACTGCGCCCCGACTGCGGTGGCCTCGGCGAACGTGATCCGGGTCGTGCCGCTGGCGAAGCCCTGCGCGTCGTCGGACTCGACGATCACGTCCAGCGTCGGGTTGGTGCCCGAGACGGCGAGGACGTGCAGCGTCGCGTACAGCTTCTCGGCGGCGTCGACCGCGCCGAGCTGGCGGGCGGTGCCGGTCGACGTGGATGTGCGGGCAGTCGAGTCGTCGTGCAGCAGCGTCCCGCGGATCAGCCCGGCACCGTCACGGCCGGCCGCGCTGCCCGTCCAGGCGGCCAGCTCCCCAAGCGTGCCGGTGTGCTGGTAGGCGAGGTTGCGGGCCTTGAACGTGAACGCGCTGTCGCCGTCGTCGCCGGTCGGGCTCGACGAGATCACCGCCGCGGTGGCGAGGCCGTCGAACAGGATGTCGTCGACCTCACCGTCGCCGAGCGAGATGTAGCCGCCGGCCGACATGGCGACGTTCTTGAGCCCGCCGATGCGGGTGCGCCAGCCGGCCGACCCGAACGTCGTCGAGTCGCGCTCGTCGACCTCGGCCATGAGCTCGATCCGGTTCGAATCGCCGGTGAGGTCGTAGCCGTCGACGTAGTGGCGCGCGTCGACGAGGGCGAACTTGGCCATGTCGTCAGGCTCCTCTCGCCCATACGCGGACGGTGAACTGCACGCCCAGGTAGAGCACCGGGTCGGGCGACGCGGGGATCTCGAACGTGACCGGCTCCGCGCGCTCCACCCGGCAGTCCGACACGACGCCGCCGAGGGTCTTGTCTGCGCGCACCGCCGCCTTCACGGACGTGGCGCCGCCCGGGTTGGCGTAGCTGCGCGCCTTCTGCTGCGACTGGTCGTCGGCGCGGCGGGCGACGTACAGGTCCACCCTGAACTCGTGCTCGTCGAGCCCTCGGCCCATCGCCGCGTCGTACGTGGTCGCCACCCAGTCGACGATCGCCGCGGGCGGGGAGAACTGGCCGGGCACGGTGTCGAACGCCCGCAGCCCGTCGATGGTGGCGAGCCGCGCCTGCAGCCCCTCGGCGATCTGCTCGATCGTGGGGGCGGTCACCGGGCGAGGACCCGGCGGAAGGGGCGCAGCATCATCTCGACGTGCCCGTCGATGTAGCGGGACACCATCACCCGGGCGTCGCCGAGCTCGATCAGCGGCGCGGCACCCTCTGACACCGTCTTGAAGACGATGCCGCCGAAGCGGATGCACGCCTCCTCGACGTCGGCGGGCACAGCCGCCCAGCCGAACCGGCCGACGATCTCGACCGCAGCCGGCCACCGCGGGAACACCAGCGAGCCTTGCGGCTTGGTCGCGATCCGCGTGTACGGCCTGCCGTTCGTGGGGGCGTTGACGGGCTCGAGCCGGTAGTCCGACGCTGCCCAGGTGGTCCCGTAGGTGCCGTCGCCGTCCTCGTCGGTCTTGAGGCTCGTGACCGTGCGCACCTCGACGTCCTCGGGCGCGCCGTCGAGCCACACCCGCCCGCCGCTCGCGGCGGTGTAGTAGCGGGTGGCGTCGGAGTCCTCGGTCCAGAAGCGGCGTCGGCAGTGCCAGTCGATCGCGCGCGACGCGGCCTCGATCGCTCGGTCGACCGCCACGTCGTCGGCCGCGTCGTCGATGTTCAGCGACTCCTTGACCTGCTCGGCGGTGCAGTAGCCGTTGGTGATCGCCATCAGGCCTCAGCCTGTGCGGCCTGCCACTCGGCGAGCCGCTCGCGCTTCTCCGCGAGCCGGCCACGTGTGGGCAGTCCAGCGGTCTTGAGCGCCTCGTCGAGCGCCTTCCCGCGGAGCTTGCCCGGGTCGGGCGTCGACTCAGCCTCCGGCGTCCCGGCGGGCGGCTCCTCCGTCGTGGGCTCAGGCGATGCCTCGCCAGGCACGAGCCCGTAGCGTCGCGCTTCGGCGTCGGGGACCTGCTGGCCGGGCACGCAGAACAGCCAGCGGGCGTCCGGGTCGCCCTCGCGGACCAGCCGGTGCGGGGCGGCGGTCAGGTACAGTCGCGTCGATGCGGTGTGCATCGTCAGCCTCCCTGGTAGTAGGTGACGTTCAGCTCGGCCGACGAGGCGGCCTCGATCAGGCTGAGCGCCGACAGGTCGCCGTCGTAGACGAGCGTGGCGCCGGCGGCGAGGACCATCCCCACGGAGCCCGTCGGGTCGGTGCCGTCGTCGCGCCAGCGCACCGCTTGGGTGAACGCCTGCACGAGCGCCCGGTCGGCGCCCGACGGCACGGTGAGGCCCACGGCCGCCGACACGCTGGTGATCTGCTCGTAGCCCAGGGGTGCCGGGCGCAGCACTGCCATGACGGGCCTCCTAGTTGGCCGGCTCGCCGGACTCGATGCCGTCGGCCAGGTAGTTGGACCACACGTCGGTCGCGTTGCCCTCGACGTTGCCGACGGGGTCGAAGTCGGCCCCATCGATGTTGAAGGAGTTGCCGACCACCACGTTCCGGCCGGACGCCGCGTCGCCGTTGTCGGTGTCGAGCACCTCGGTCGTCGTGTCGATGAACGAGTTGCCCGTGATCCGCCAGTCCTGGCAGGCCATCTTCAGGACGTTCGCGCACGAGTGGAACCGGTTGTCGGAGAGCACCCAGCGGATCGGGTAGCCGATCCCGGCGCCGGTCGTGTCCTTGATCGCGAACCCGGTCAGGCTGGTCATGAAGCAGTCCTGCACGAGCACGTGCCCGCAGCCACCGGACTGTTCGATGCCGTCCTGGCCCGACGCGAAGCGGCAGTTGACGATCTCGGCGTGGGAGCCGTCGCGCTCGTCGTCGCCCTCGCCGCCGTCGCGGAACAGCTGGATGCACGCGGCGTCGGTCGGGCCGGCGAACAGGATGTCGGTGAAGCGCCAGCCCTGCTGGATCACCTTGACGAGCGGGGCCGTAGTCGCCGAGGCGGGCGTGGTCCACATCGCCGTCCGCTCGCTGCCCGCCTTCGGCGTCGCGTCGATGTGGCGGGGGCGGTTGCCCTCGCCGACGATCGTGACGTCGAACACCTCGACGGGGGTGGTGAGCTGCTCGCGGACCTTGCCGACGAAGTGGATCCGGTCGCCGGAGGCGAGGTTGTCGAACGCCTTGCTCATCGTGACGAACGCCCCGGTCCACGACAGGCCGTCGTTGTCGTCGCTGCCGTCGCCGGCGTCGACGTACAGGTCCTTGCCCGGCCCGGTGATGACCCCTGCGCCGCGCGGGATCGAGCCCTCGATGACTGCCATGGTGTTGCTCCCTTCCGGTCCCTCGGGGTTGGCCGCGCTCAGGCGAGGACGGTGTAGAAGACGACGACGTCGAACTTGCCGGCCGTCAGGTCGGCGGTCGCGACGGTCGCGGTGATCTTCCGCGCCGCCGTGGTCTGCACCGCCGTCGAGCCGGTGCCGTCGGGGATGACGTCCTTGAATCCGGTCGTCGACCAGGGCGAACCTGTCACGTCCGCCGCGGCGACCATGTCGCCGGCGCCCTCGACCTTGACGGCCAGGGTCGCCGAGCCGCCGCCGGTGACCGCCGTGAGGACGCTGACGAGGCCGCCCACGATCACGGCGTTGTCCGGGATCAGCGACTGCGAGGTCAGGTCGATGTCGCCGACCGCCCCGCCGTCGGTGGCGAAGTCGTACTGGCCGCGAGCGATCTGCAGCACCTGCGATGCGCGCGGGAACCCACCTTCGTAGGCCATTGCTACCTCTCCTTCCGTGCTCGGCGCTCAGCAGCCTTCCGGCGCCGAGCCTCTGACGCTGCCTCGACCATCACTTGCATCTTGCAGTCGTTGCCGCAGTACCGACTCTCGGCGGCGCGGCTCGGCTTCCTGGTGTACGTGGTACCGCATCGCTCGCAGACGAGCGTTACGGGCGGCTTCGCTCGAAGAAGCCAGTGCTCGTGGATCAGTTGATGCTCGGCGTTGCCCATCACCTCAAGGTTCTCGGGACGGTTGTCGTCCTTGACCCCGTTGATGTGGTGGACGTGCTCGAAAGTGGCGAGGCGACGACCTAACAGCCGCTCCATCACGACACGGTGCGCCAACGGCCAGTGCTTCTGTCCGTCTTCGGTCTTGACCTCTATGTAGCCGTCCGGGCCTAGGCGCTTGGCCCCTACCGACGCGGAAGCATGATGGTCGACGTCGGTGTTACCTCGCCTCCGCATCCGCGCGTAGTGCCTCGAACAGAGCCCATTGGCTTTGTGAGCGCTTTCGCACCCGTCGATGGAGCACGAGCGCCCGTACCGCACGAGCGAGGGCGCGTTCCTGCCCTCGTCGTGGTACCAGGCGTTGTAATGCTTCTGGCACATGTCGCGGGCTACGTGGAGATTGCTGCAGCCCTCTTTCGTACAGGTCCTTGGCATGGTGGGGATACCTCCTGTTGGGTATCCCCACCATATCACATGTGCGGACGGGTGTTACAACCCTGTGATTTCCCCGAACGCGCTCGGCCGGAGGTGCACGACGGCGAGCCGGACGTCCATGCGGACGGCCTGCTTGCCGCTCGTGAAGAAGTCGTTGTGCGCGTTGGTGACCTGCACGTCGACTCCTCGCCGCGGCGCCACGAAGGCGTGCGTCCGGTAGTCGCCGGACACGGCCTTCGTCGCGGTGACCGCGTTGGTGAGCGCCACGGGGACGCCCCAGATCGTCCGGGGGCCGGGCGTCGACGGGTGGCCCCCGATGTAGATGCCGTCGGCGGTCCGCAGCAGCTGCACCGTCTCCCACTTCGTCGCTCGGATGAACACGACGTTGGGCTCGGCGTCGCCGCCGCCAGCGTCGTTGTCGTCGCGGATCAGGGTGAACAGCTTGAGGATCGCGTCGGGGATCGGGTCGGCGCCCTTGGCCTGCGTCTGGATGCCGGTCACGGACTCCGTGCCCAGCAGGTTCGGGGCGGTCCCGTCGCCGCGGAGGGCCTGGAGGTCGATGCGCTGACGCAGCATCAGCAGCAGCCGCGACTCCACGTAGGCTTGCGCCCCGGCCTGGTCCTCGAGCTGCTCGTCGGTCATGGGCAGCCAGATCGGGATCTTCTGCACATCGACCGACCGCTCGGTGAGCTTCAGCGCGGCCTCGGGGAACGCCCCGCCCTCGGCGGTCTCCTGGGAGGTGTTGGTGCAGGTCGTCTCCTCCATGTACTTGACCGCGGCCTGGGTGGTCGGGATCGAGCTGATGAAGTCGACCACGAACGGCGCCATGCGCTCGGGGATCAGGGTGACGATCCCGGTGCGGGTGGACTCCGGCTCCCAGCCGTCGTCGCGCTCGAACAGCGACGCCTGCGGACGCATGAGCGTCGCGACGTCGATGTCGAGGTGCGCGACCGGCCCGACGCCGCCGCCCTGGTAGCCCTGGTACGCCTGCGAGGCGACGAACGCCTCGCCGACGGACGTGCGCGGGGCGGCCAGCGAGGCCCGGCCCTCGCCCTCGAGGTGGCCGGGCTCGCCCCGATCGGCGCCGTGCAGCGCGTTGTACGCCGCCCGGGCGGTGTCCTGGTGCTTGTCGACCTCGACCTTGAGGTCCTCGAGCTCGTCGTTGAGCGCCTTGACGATCTGGTGCAGATCGGTCCCGTCGGCGACCTGCACCGACTTGACCCTCTTCGGGTCGAGCTCGGGCCCGGCCTCGTCGAACACGGCCTTGAGCTCGGCGCGCTTGGCCGCGAGCTGCTCGTCGGCGTCCTTGAGGGCGGGGAACTTGGCCTTCGCCCACTTCAAAGAGAACGTCATGTCCTTACACTCCCTGGGTTGTGGCGACGTAGCGCGCGTACTCGCGCTGCAGGGCGGCGGTGCCGTCCGGCTTCGTCGCGGTCGTCTCTGCGGTGAGGAGCGCGTCGAGCCGGTCAGCGGCCGCGCGCAGCTCGACCAAGCTGTCACGGTTGCGCTGGGACAGGCCCTTGCCCCTCTCGGCGCGGAGGGCGGCCACCCGTTCCGCGCTCTGTACTGCGCCCGAGACCGCGCCTGCGGCCTCGGAGATCTCGTCGTGCAGCGTCGGCCCCCGGTCCTGCGTCTGGCGGGGCGGGTCGACGACCTCGTCGGCGAGCCCCTCCTCGACGGCCTCGGAGTCGGTCAGCCACGTCTCCGCGGCCATGAGCCCGAGGAAGTGCTCGCGGTCCCCGGCGTCCGACCGGCTCGCGTAGACCCCGGCGATCACGCCGTTCTGCTGCTCGAGCATGTCGGCCATCGCGCGCATGTCGCTGGCCGGGCCGATCACGATCCCCCACGCCTCGTGGATCATCATCTGCGCGGACGAGAGCATCACCCGGTGGTCGCCGGCCTGGACGATCAGCGACGCCGCCGAGGCTGCGAGCCCGTCCACGCGCGTGGTGACGTGCGCCGGATGCGCCCTGAGCGCGTTGTAGATCGCGATGCCGTCGAACACGTCGCCGCCGGGCGAGTTGATCTCCACGCGGATCTTCGAGGCGCTGACCTCGTCGAGGTCGCGCACGAAGTCCTCGGCGGTGAGCCCGCCGAGCCACGACCAGCCGATCTCGCCGTAGATGCGCACGACGGCCGCGTCGTCGTCGTCGTCGGCGGCGTTGCGGATCTCGTACCACGGCCGGGGGGTGGCGCGGCCGTGCGGCCGGGTGCGGTCGCGGATGCGCGCGCGCAGCTCGTCGAGGTCCGTCATGGTGTGCCCTCCCGTGGGTCCTCGGTGGCGACGGTCCAGCCGGCCGCGAGCAGGGCCGGGACGGCAGCGGCGGGGACGCGAGCCGAGTCGGCGGCGGTGGTCGATCCGGGCGGCTGGAGCTGGACGGAGAACAGGCCGGTGTGATCCAGGCGGCTGACGTCCCCGGTGTCCACCGCCGCGACCGCCGACTCCGGGGTGAACCCGGCGTCGGTGTAGGTGCGGATGGAGCGCGAGTTGATGCTGACGGTCTCCGCGGCATCCCTGGCGTCGTCCCGCAGGAACGCGATGTCGCGGTCGTCGTACCAGAGCTGCGCGCCGGCGGGCGGCGTGAACAGTCGCTGCAAGCTCGCCGCCGCCATGCGCCAGTGCGGCCGCGCGAAGGTGTCGGCGAACTTGCGCTTGGCCTGCCCGTAGTTCGAGTACGTGCTGGCCTGGAGGCCCTCGCTGAGGCCGACGATGATCGGCGGGACGCAGGCCGCCGCGGCGATGCGCGTCTCCCCGGCGCCCTGCGTCACCTTGAAGTCGATCTGCTTGAGCGAGTGAGACAACACCTTCGCGTCGGAGCCGCCACCGAAGTGCAGCGTCTTGTAGGCGTTCGAGGCGCCAGTGTGCTGCTCCTTGAACCGCTTGACGTACTCGTCGAAGTCCTCCGGCGAGACGCCCGCGTCGTAGGTGACGGCGATGCCGGGCGTCGCCCCGTGCTGGAAGTACCTGCTCTTGTGCGTCGTCGCCGCGCTGTCGGCCTCGATCTCGCGGAGGACCGTGGTCAGCCACGACATCCCCCGCCACTGCGCCTCCGGGTCGGGGATCGGCGAGTAGTGGGCGACCTGCTCGGGTGCCAGGATCACCGGCTCGGAGCGCGCCACGCCCCGCGGCTGGTAGACCACGGCGACCGGCCGGGCGCGCAGGTCGAACGGGCCGGGCCGCTCGTCGGGCGAGTCGAGCTCGTCGCGACGGACGCCCGTGACGATCGTCACCCAGTCGGGACGCATCCGCCGGAGCCTGGCCTGCCCTCCCCGCCCGACCGCCGTCCAGTACGAGTTCCCGGCGAGGCTCGCGTCCTGCTCCATGCGGCCCAGCAGCTCGCCCGTGGTGCCGTTCGTCCACGGCTCCGCGAGCAGCCGGAGCCCACCGTCGTCGAACAGCTCGCCGGGGCGGCCCAGCTCGAAGCGGCGCCACTGGAAGCGCGCCTCCGAGAACAGCAGCAGCCGGGCGAGGACGCACGCGAACACGACGCCGTTGGCCTTGTACGCCCGCCGGACGTGGGCCTCGAAGTTGGCCTCGATCGTCTCCCGCTCGCCCGACAGCGAGCCGAAGAAGGAGGGCTGCGACCAGAACGGCGGGTGCAGCGCGTTGCGCGGGCGTCCGGCCAGCCGGGCGAGCGGCCTCACCCGCCGACCTCGCCGAGCAGCAGCCACGCCAGCCCGGCGACGAGCAGCCCGGCGACGACCCAGCCCGCGGACTCGGACGCCACCGCCGCACCCTTGACGACCAGCCCGGCAGCCACGGCCAGCAGGCACGCGAGAGCGATCTCACGTCGTGACATGACGCGGCTCCTCTCAGGTCGTGGCGAACAGGGGCCGACGCTTCGGAGCGGCCGGAGGCATGGTCATGGCCGCCTGGTACGCGAGCACGTCAGCGATCGCGGCGTCGATCTTCGAGCCGTCGTCGCCCTTGACGAGCGTGTACAAGGTGCGGCCGTCGTCCTCGTCGGCCGTGACCTTCGTCGGTCGTTTGTGCGCCGCCAGGACATGCGCCGTGGTCGTGTCGTCGCCGTCGTGCGTGTGGTCGCCCTCACTCAGGGCGGTGAGCCAGCGGTCCACGGCGGGGGCCATGCGCTGGTCCTGGTTCGTGGGCCAGTCGAGCACGACCTCTTCGCCGTACTCGGCCGCCCAGCCCTCGATCTCCGTCCACCACTTCGGCGGGTCGGCGAGCATCAGCCCCACGTCGTAGGTGTTGAAGGCGTCGCGGACCGCCTGGTCGACCTTGAGGCGCGGGACGCGCCACCCCTTGCCCTGCGGTCCGAGCGGACGTTCCCACTTGCCGAGGATGAAGCTGTAGCCCTCGGCGGTGCAGCCACGCAGGATCGTCGAGTCGTCGCTGATCGAGCCGTCGAACCCGAGGCCGATGCGCGTGCCGGGTGGCGGCTTGCCGCCGTGCCCCGCATAGTCCTTGCGACGGTCGAGTTCGCCCCACACGGCCGGGTCGACCGCCGTGCCGTGGCCGGCGACGACGAGGTTCCCGAAGAACCGCATCGCCTGCGGCAGGTCACGCTGCAGCAGGTCCACCGCCTCCGCCTCGATCGCGTCGAGGTCGACGTGGCCGCCGTGCTCCCGCAGCGTGTCGGGCGGGTACACGATCCGGTGGATCTTCCGCCGGTCGCGCGTGCTCTCATAGCTCAGCGACTTCGGCGGCCGGATCATCTGCCGGTAGACGTCACACGCGCTCGACTCGAACTGCAGCTGCGCGACCGACTTCTCCGCCGGGTCCCACGAGTTGCTCGTCAGCGACGCACGGCCGCCCATCCCCGCCAGGCCCCGGTACTGCGTGTCGGCGACCTTCAACATCTTGTTCAGCCGCGTCCACGTGCCCACCTCGTCCTGCGGCGCGAACGTGATCCGCTGGCCGAGCCGGGACCGCGCGCTCGACGTCACCGTGTCGATGCGGCCACCGCCCGGCAGGCGGATGAACTCCTCGCCCGTCTTGGGGACCACATCCGACAACGGGCCCCGATCGATCATCGGCCGGAGCGCGTCGTAGATGTTGTCGGTCTGCTCCTCGCTCGACGCCGTCACCTGGATCAGCGGCGTCGGCCACGGCATCCCCATCGGCTCGCCGGCGTCGTACGAGTACTCCCACCCGCAGCCGCAGCCGTGCTCGGCGCAGGCGTACCCGTCGCCGTCCTCGGCCCACCCCGCGAACAGCGCCGGGCCGACGCCCTCGACGCAGATGTGCGCCGCGGTGTGCGGCCCCTTGCCGACCTTCTGCGGGCCGACCAGGAGACCGCGCCGGTACACGAACGCGGGGCCGAGGATCGGCTGCGCCGGGTCCCACCGCACGCCCGCGCGGACGAGGTAGAAGTTCGCGAGGTACCGGAGCTGGTAGTCGTACAGCCGGAACGGCTCGCCGGCCCGGAACCCGTCCGGGACGACGCAGTGCTCCTCCACCCACGACGGCACGACCCCCATCGGCTTGGGGGACCCCCTATCCGCCACCCTCCACCACCTTCAGCATCCGCTGCTTCGCGGACGGCCTTCCGCCCGAGGGCCGACGTGCCGCCGGTGCGGGCTGGTCCTCGATCCGCCAGCGGTTGCGCAGCATCGCCGTCGGGTTCAGGCCCAGGCGGTCGGACCACTGCCGCGCCTCCTTCGCCGCCTCGAGGTCCCCGAGCTCGGCGTGAACCTGCCAGCGCACGTACAGCCCGACCTCGCGCGTCCACCTGAGCCGCTCCCACGCCGCCGCCTGCGGCGTCCGCCACAGGTCACGCCACAGGTGCGCCTCCATGTCGGCGGCAGCCTCGAGCCTGGTCCGCAGCTCGGCGATCCTCTGGTCCATCCGCGCGAGCTTGGCGAGCGCCCCGCGGGGCGCGTCCTCGCTCTCCGCCTGCGCCTCGAGGACCTCCCGCTCCCGCTCCGCGACGTCGAGCGCGGCGCTCAGCCGGACGTCCGGCGGCAGCGGCCACCTCGGCGCCCGGCCCTTGCGACCCTCGGCCGGCAGCGTCGTCCAGCCCGCCTGGTCCGACTTGCGATCGCGTCTCAGTGCGTTCGGGTCCGGCGGTGGCCCCGAGTTGACTCGCGCGCCCCCTCTCGCCATGCGTCGCCTCCAGGTTCAGACGTGCGGGCGGGCATGGGGGGGTTCTTTGAACCTGACCGACCTCCTAAAGAGATTCGGAAAACGGCTCGAACGCGTGTTCGATTCCGCGATGGCCCCATGCCCCCCCGGGCTAGCTGTCCTTGGCGTTGCAGCGGTGGCAGGCCGAGCGACGCAGGTAGGCGAGGTCGGAGCGCTTGTGGCAGGGGACGCACAGCGGCCTGTAGTGGCTTGGATCGGTGCTGTACGGACCCTTTGCCGCCTGCTTCTCGTTCGGATCGCTGTGGTCGTACGACCAATGCTGCGCCTGCTGGCCACATGCCTGGCACTGGTGGCTACTTGCCGACCCGTGCAGTCGGCGAACACGGTCGTGTGCTGCTGAGTAGCTGGCGTCGTCCCCTCGCCACCAGCCGTTACGCGGCCCGCTGTTCGGCGGTGGCACATGCTCGGGGTCGCGGTGCTTCCGCCATCTGCGGTAGTGCTTCTGGCAGTAGCCGTGGGTGACGATCTGGCGGGGACAGGACTCGACCGGGCAGGGCGTGGGCGTCCGGTCCCAGATGGTGGGGGTGCCGACGTCTCCGGTGCGGCGCTTGCGGAAGTAGTGCGCGTTGCACAGCGCGACCCCTGGTGAGCGCTTGGGTCGTTCGCATCCGTCCACGCAGCAGGTAGCCTCGGCCATGTCGGACCTCCTCATCAGGTTCGGCCACGGCCCCGGACGTTGACGCGTCGCGGGGCCGCTCAATTCTCGGGACCTATGAATCCTTAGAGTTACAAGGGTGACAGCTTGCGATTAAATTGTCGGCGGTGCCTGGCTTGCGGGGGTCGATGTGGGCGGCGTCGGTGGCCGTGCCCTTGCAGCCTTCGTAGCGCAGCTGGCACTGGTAGCGGTCGCGGCGCAGCACGGCGCGGGCGATGGTGGTCCAGCCGGGGGGGCGATGGATGCGCTGGCAGGGTGGGCAGCGGGGGCCGGGGCTCGGCTTGGAGCAGCGCAAGCACGGCCTGAGCGTCACAGCCCTTGCGCGTCGAGGATGTAGTCCGGCCGCTTGGGCCGGGGTGGGCAGTGGGTACAGGTCACGGTCCAAGCCGCCCATGCCCCAGCGGCACGGCCGCACTGGCACGAGGTGGCGAGCGTCATGCCGCCCAGGGTCATGCGACCGAGGGGACCGGTGTAGTGAGCATCCGCAGGTAGCGGCGCGTGTGGATGATCCCCCGCTCGGCATCGAACTCGATGGTGCCCTCGGTGTTGCGACGGTGCTCAGTGACCAACGCGAGGCGGCGGCTACCGAGGGTACGGACAGCAACCGCGTAGTCGAGACCCTCAGCGGAGGCCCACGCCTGGATGCGCTCGCGCTCCTCTTCCGTGCAGTGGTCGTACAAGTCGTTCACGGTGAGCCTCATAGATCGTCCTCTCGTCGCCGAACTTCCGCGCCGGACCAGACGCTCGCCCACCGAAGCGCAGCGATGGCGGGGGTGAGGAAAACGGTGGGCGCTCGGGATGATGGGGTTCGCCACGCTAGCAATGTACACAGCGTCGCCGGGGATCACAACGAGGTGACTACATGCCTGTGGGATCACGCTGCGCCTCGCCGGGCGCGCTTGCAGTCGCACGCCTCGGCGCGCCCGCTCTCCCCGATGGTGCGGTCGTGGCCGTGGCGGGTCCGGTAGGTGGCGCACGTGTCGCACTGGGTGCCGCCGGCCCGCGCCTCGTTGGGGCAGCCGTTGACGGCGTTGCTGCATGCGGGGCGCCGGTCGGGCTCGGGCTGCCTCGGCTCGCGGTCGAGGCCCTCGGGCACGAGCTTGCGGGCCGCGGTCGCGTGGGCGCAGGCCTCGAGGACGCCGTGGCGCTCGGGGGCCATGAGGTCGTCGAGCTGGCCGCGCGCCCACTCCAGGCCGAGGGACAGGCCGCGGGCCGCCCGCAGCGCCTCGTCGAGCCCGACGACCTGGGCGAGGTCGGCGGGGCGCAGGTGCACGTCGGTGATCCAACCGTGACCGGTCTCGTCGTCGTCGGCGGGCCAGTCGGTGCGCATGATCAGCTCGCGGTGCGCGCGGGCAAGCTCGCGGCTGATCTCGATCCAGCACCACTCGACGGAACCCTTCCGGGGCGGGGTCCAGGGGGCGGGCTGGGCGATGCCGGAGCCGGTCTCGGTGTGGACGGCACGGACGTTGGGGCGGCGCAGGTTGGGGTGCGCCGAGCGCTCGTGACCGGGCTCGACCTGCCACTCCTCGACGGGCGCTGGCGGGCGGCGGCCGGGGACGCGGTCGAGGTCGATCGCCCACATGCGGCGGAGCGAGGCCGCGAGCTGGCGCAGGTCGGCGCGGGCGAACGTGATGCGTGCGTCGACGTCGGTCACGGGGACTCCTCGGTCGTTCGATGCGCTTGGTCGCCGAACCGACGCTGCCCCCAGTCCACCGGCCCGTGATCGCGCAGCCATCGCGCGGCGGCGTCCTCACGAGACTCCAGCGGCACCGTTGCGATCCCGAGCCGCCGGGCCGCGATGATGCGGTGATGGCCGTCCCACACGCGCCCGGCGCCGCCGAGGCACACACCTTGCGTGAGGCCGTGCTCCGCGAGGTGCGCTTCCAGCATCTCCTGATAGTGGCCGTCCTTGCCGCAGCACAGGCACTCCCGGGCACGGATGTCCCGCTCCTCGTTGGCCCACGTCCAGGGTGGGTCATAGGAGCCGGGGCGGTAGTCGCGCAACAGGTCGGCGAGCGGCATGCTCAATCCGGTCACGGGGACGGCTCCTCGCGAGCTCGGGGGTCGAGCCGGGGACCCACCCGGAAGTCAGCGACCATCACCCGCACCTCGGGCCATCTCGCGACACCGCCGCGACGACCGGCGCCGAAGGGCGGCTCGACGGGGGCGTCAGCGGCGTCGAAGTGCTCCTCGCACAGATCAATCTCGACGCGGACAGGACCGACCCACCAGGTCATGCCGACGGTGGCAGGCTCGTCGCAGTGCTTCGCGGCGCAGTCGGGGTTGGGAGGCGCGGCGGTCGGCTCCTCGGGGGTAGCGGACAGTGCGCGACGTGCCTCCACGAGCGCGGAGAACGGCAGCGTGACGGGCGGGTCGATGTCCATGCGCACGATCCATCCGTCGGGTGGCTCGTAGCCGCCGTGGACGTCGAGCGCGTCGAGGAACTCGGCGAACGGGTGCAGCGCCACCTCCAGCGCTTGCATGCGCGCCGTGGGGACCACGGACAAGCCCTGCTCAGACAGCGACAGGAGCACCGCGTCGGCGTCGGCGTTGTCGTCATCCCCTCGTTGCAGTCGGCCGAACACTGCGCTCAGGGCGCGGCGCGTGGCCGCCTGGACTCTCGGGTCATGCGTCATCGCGTCTCCTATCTCAGCCTCAGCTTCCGGCTGCACGACGGCCAGGCTCCCCAGCCCTGCCGTGCCAGCAGCCGCTCCCCCATCGCGATCTGCGTCGCGCGCGAGTGCTCGTGCGGCAGGCCGGTGCCGCCCACCCACGCCCACGACCGCACGGAGAACTGCAGCCCGCCGTAGTAGCCGTTGCCGGTGTTCGCAGCCCAGTTGCCGCCGGACTCGCAGGCTGCCAGGCGGTCCCACACCGACCCATGCGGGATAGCGGGATTCAATCCGTCGTCGTGCGGGATAGATTCGGCGCGGGGGGGGCCGGGGGCGGGACGTGCAGCACGGGCGGCCCGCTCCCGCGCTTGCTCGGCCGCCGCGACTTGCGCGTCGTGCTCGGCGGTCTGGCGTTCCGACTCGTTGCTTTCGCGCAGGTAGGCGAGCGCGGCCTGCTCGCCCCGGTAGTCGTACAGGTGCGGACGGAGTGGCGTGTGGACGGGGGCAGGTGTGGCTTCTGCGCCGATATTATCGGCGTCGTTTACACGTTCGCCGTGGGCGGCGAGCACCTCCGGCGGCTTGTACGGCGCAGCGTCAGCCGACTGCGCGACCAGAACACCGGCCACGAACCCCGCCATGAGGCCGACGATGAGACCGGCGGCGGCGCGGCTCACGAGACGTCACCGTCCCCCAGGTGGGCGCGGAACGCGGCGAGGGGAGCGTCAGCCCGGCGGATGTGCCCGGCCAGCATGCAGTAGCCGTCGTGCGTCGCCACGCGGGGGCAGGGCGCGTCCTGGCACTTGCAGGACTCAGCCACGGTCGGCCTCCTCACGGACGTCCTCGCCGCGCAGCCCCAGCCTGCGGCCCACGTCCGCGAGCGGGACGCGGTACGGGTCCGGGTCCGGGTCTGCCTTCGCGGCCAGGGCGGCGGCCAGGTCGGCGGCGGCCTCGGCCTCGGCACGGGCGGCCTGCCGACAGACCTCGCCCTGCCCCTCGCAGCGCACGGGCGGATAACCAGCGGCGTAGTGACGGTGAGACGGCACCGGCTCGGCACGAGCGGCGGTGTCCCCGGTGGCGAGGGTCCGGGCGTCGATGCCGAGCCGCTGCGCCATGTCGTACAGCCGGTCCCACGCCTCGCCCGGGTCACCAGAGCCGAGAATTGCGATGACCTCGCGGTGTAGCCGGTCCCGGTCCCGCTCGGCGGCCTCGGCGCGGGCGGCGACTCGCGCGACGAGACGCTGCGACCGCACCACGAGGTCGCGGACATCCTCGACCGACGGCGACCCCTCGAATTCGTCCTCCCACAGGTCGCGGGCGTGCTGCTCGGCTCGCTCCAGAGCGGTCTCGGCGGCCTCGGCGCGGGCGGTGGCCTCACCGGCACGCTGCGCCCACGAGCGAGCACGGTCGGCCTCCTCGGTCACGAGACCCCAGCCCGCACCCTCGGCCTCTTCAACCCAGTGACCCCACACGCGCCCGCACGTCGGACACGTCCACCGCTCACCCTCCTGACGGTCGCCACCCGCCGACGGCACGGCCGCACGACAACAGGCGTACGGGTCAGCCTCCTCAATGAGCGCGTCGCCCAGTTGCTGCGCGAACGCCTTGTTGACTGCGGCGATGCGTTCGGGGGTAGCGGCGGCGAAAGCGGCGCACAGGTCGTTGATCGCGGACCACCATTCGGAGCCGTCGTTGCCCTCGGCGTGCAACCGCCTGATGCGTTCGGCTGGCTCCCGCAGCCGTTCGACTGCGGCGCGGGCCTCGTCACGCTCGTGGGCACGGTCGGCCAGCGCGGCGCGCATCCGCTCACGCGACACGTCGGCGTCGGCCACCAGAGCCTCGGAACGTTCGGCGCGGTCCATCGCCGCGTTGCGCTCGCGGGCGAGCGTCGAGCAGTGCAGCCGCCCGTCGACGCTCGCCCACACGATCACATCCTCCTCACGGACGTACCCCGGCGGCACCTCGTCGGCGGGACGGACCACCCAACCGCGCTCGGTGAGAACGCCCGCAATCAGGTCGGCTACTGCGAGGTCCGTGTCCACCCACCCACGGAACAGCTCGTGCTCACATAGCGCCGTCGCCAGTGCAGCCCTCGCGTCCTCGTTGCGCTCGGTCATGCGTCCGTCCTTTCGTCGTCGTCGCGGCGGGTGCCGCGAGGCCGTGCGGCGATCTCACGCGCCAGCCGGGCGAGCGCCACCTCGCGCGCCGGGCCCTCGGGGATCTCGTCGAGGATGCGACGGATCGGCGAGCGCAGATCGAGTCCCGTGTCGTCGGGGTCGCTCACGCGGTCACCTCCCCCGGATGGCAGTCGGGGCAGGAGTACTCGCGCCCGTCGGCCTCGCGGTAGCGGTGGCCGGCCGACTCGCACTCGCCGCACCACGGCGGCACGGGGCGAGGCTTCGCGGCGCGGTGCCCGGCGATCAGCGCCTCGAGGTCGCCGGACGGCAGGGACCGCAGGTACGCCAGGGGCCGCTTGACCGTGGGGTCGGCTTGGAGCGCAGCGAGTATCTCTCTCGCCTCGTCCGGCGCCGCGCCGACGTCGTGCAGCAGTGCCTCCCCCGGAGAGAGAGATGTCTCTGTCTCTGTCTCTGTCTCTACTGCATTAGGTGCCGCCATAGGTGCACCCATTGGGTAGGCATTGCCGGACCCATTGGGTGACGGGTGGCAGAGCGGACAGTCGGGGGACGGCTCGTCGCGGTGCCAGCGGTTGTGCGCGCCGAGCAGGCCGCCGTGCGACTTCTCCTGCTGCCCCGCCTCGACCTCGGCGGCGCTCTTGTTGTGTCGCGCCCACGCCACGATCCGATAGCCGCCCTCGACGCGCTCCCACAAGCCGACGTCAACGAGCTTGCGCGCCCGGGCGCCGACGCCCGCCAGGCCGAAGCGGGGCAGGTGCGCGTCCGCGACGACCCCGTCGGAGAGGATGCGCTTCGCCAAGCACAGCGCACGCAGGTACAGCAGCTCGGCGCGCTCGCCGGCGAGGATGATCTTCTCGTCGTCGGCGTAGTTCACGTCGAGCGGGACGTACAGGGTGCGTGCCATGCCGGGGGCCTCGATTGGTCGGGGGGCGGGGGGAGTCAGGACGCGGCGGCGACCACCCCCCAGGAGCGGCGGCGACGACGTCCGGTGCGCCGAAGCTCGCGGCGCAGCTCGTCCGGTGTCAGTCCGCCCCACACGCCGTCGGTCTGGCCGCTCTCCAGCGCCCAGGCGCGGCACTGTTCGCGGACGGGGCAGCGGGCGCAGACGGCCAGCGCGGGGTCGTAGCGCGGGTCGTGCCGGCCGGCCGCCTTGTCGCTCGCCGCGACGGGGACCGGGTGGAAGCTCTCGGGGTCCACCGCGGGGTCGGCGCAGGCAGCCTCGGCGCGCCAGCTCTGGCCGCTCACGCGGCATCCCCCCCGGTGAAGTCGAGCACCGGCTCAATCGGCTGTGACAACCGCTCCCGGATGATGGCCACGTACTCCGCTTCGCGTTCCACGAGGATGCAGCCGAACCCCTCGATGATGCAGGCGACACCGGTCGTGCCGGACCCTGCGAACGGGTCGAGCACCGTCCCGCCGGGCGGGGTGACGAGCCGCACCAGCCATCTACACAAGTCGACCGGTTTGACCGTTGGATGGTGATTGCCCGCCCCCCGGTCGTGCCTGCTCGCCTTGCTCGTGTAGAAGAAGCGGGACGCGCCGCCCGAGTCGGTGAAGCCGTCACCTGATCCGCGTCGCCAGCCGATCTGACCGGCCTCGTGGTCCGGGGTGCGCGTAGTGCGGTGTGACGGTGGGATGGTCCCGCTCTGCGCGTCGAGTAGTTCCGCGGCGCGCTCATCGAGGACGACGTTCGCGGGCCAACGGCCAGACACAGAAGCCGCGGTCGTCTCACGCACCCGTTCGACGGTCTCACCCATGATCCCGCCGCGTCGCCCATGCATGCCCACCGAGGGCTTCCCGGGTGGTTCGTGATGCATCGTCCTGCACGCATCGATGTTGAGCGCGCCCGTGCCGTGCTCGAGCACGTTCCGGGCCACCGTCCCAGTCAGAGGCTTCCGCGCGAGCACGATGCTTTCCCATGCTGGTTTCAGCGCAGTCCCCCAGCCGTCCCAGCGCTTCGCGTCCTCGGTGACTGGCACGTCGCGGCGCTCGTAGGTCGGCTGCCACTCGTAGGCGTCGTCGTCAAACGTGCCGCCCTCCGTCGGTACATGCCCGCGTGCGGTGCCGGTGACGTCGCGTTCCGCGCCGTGCATCTTGTCGATGGCCTTCGACGCGTCCAGCGACTTGGGCAGCCCTTGCCCGTACAACCACATGAGGCAGTCGCGCACCTCGAACCCGGCGTCCTCGATACCGCACGTCAACCGGTGGAACGTCCGGGTGCCACCCATGGCGAGCATGTGTCCGCCAGGCTTCAACACCCGCAACACTTCACGCGCCCACTGCTCGCACCAGGCTTGGAAGGGACGCCCCGCTGACCTGAGCGAGTCCACCCCGCCAGCGAGGTACGGCCCTGCGCTCGTGCTATGCCCTTGACCAGTCGGCGTCACCTCGTCCGCTCGTTCCTGCCGTGCCCGCGAACCGCGCCCCGTGTCCCCGATACGGTCCCATTTTTCGCCCATAAAGCCCAAGGCGTACGGCGGGTCGGTGACCAGCGCGTCGACCGACTCCGGGTCCATCTCGGCGAGCACGTCGAGACAATCGCCGCGGAACACGGTCACACCCTGCGCGGCGTAGTACGGGGTCGGGAGGGTCACGCTCCTACCGCCTCAAGGTCGAGCGCGAGCAGCGGGGCGAGCACGACGGCGGCGAGTGGTGGGGGGATGGCGTTGCCGACCTGGCGGAACTGTGCGGTCCTCGTGCCCTGCCAGGGGTAGTCGGGGGGGAAGCCTTGGAGGGTGGCGGCTTGCTGGACGGTGACGCGGACGGCGTTGTCGCCTGAGCGTGTGGGGTTGCCGTCGGCGTAGTCGGCGGGGTTGCCGCGCCAGCCGGGCGGGGAGACGCGCGGGTCGCCCTGCACGGTCGTGGCGGGACGCTCACGCACCCAGCCCATCGTCGCGGCGTCTTCACGCTGGTCGCGGTTCGTGTGCATCTTCCAGCGTTGCGGCGGGTCGATGTGCTGCCCCTTCGATGCGATCCTCCACGAGCCACCAACCTTCCCGTCGACGGTCGGCGCCGGCTCATCGCACGAACGCTCGTAGGGGACCATGTCCTGCGCGTCGCGAGAGTGCTTCATGGTGTTCATGCCCGTGCGGACCGTCCACCGGTGCGCCTCGCCGGTGATCGTCGGCGGGGGAGTCGCGGCGGGACTCAAGCAGCCAACGGCCTTCGCGTTGCGCCCTGTGGTACTTCTCCATCGCGCCTGTCCCGCCACGTAGCGCGTCGTGGCCCGTCTGGCGTCCCTGCACCGCACCACGGTGCCGAGCGCCTGCGCCATGCTCACCCACGGCACCAACCCCGGCCCGAGCAGCGACGGACCCGACCCGCCCTCACAATGCGACGCCACCGGCAACCGCAGATCGCTCACGCGAGTCGCCATCAGGATCGCCCGCCGCCGTGTCTGCGGCACCCCGAAGTCAGCCGAGTTGAGCACCCCGCACCACGCCCGATAGCCCAACCGGCGCAGCTCCTCCACGTACACCCGCCAGAGCGGCAGCACGTCCGGCACCTGCTCCATCGCCACCCAGCCCGGCCGCACCGCGGCGATCCACCGGGCCGGCGCGACCACCTGCATCGACACGATCGCCTGGCGGCGTCCCCACTCCGCACGCTCGACACGGGTGATCGGCTGCCGGTCGCGATAGCCGATCACGGTGCGCTCGCCGTCGGCGTCCACGCGGTACACCGGCTTGCCGCACGTCTTGTACGGCCGCGACGCCTTCGCGATCCGCGCGACCTCGGCAGTGCGCTCCCGCATCGTGTTGCGGCCCGCGAACGCGTCGATGATCGCCGACGACAACGGCCCCATCGCCCGCCGCCCCGCACCCGCACCCGCCGCCGAGAACGTCGTACACGGCGGCGACGCGACCAACCCAACCACTCGCGACGGGACCAGCCGCCACACATCCGCCCTCACCACGTCGTGCCCGCCCGCCCGCGCCGTCGCACAAGCGTCCGCGTCCAGGTCCACCCCGACGTAGGGGCCCTCGTAGCCGACCGCGCGCAGACCGACGCCCCAGCCGTCCGCGCCGCAGTACAGGTTGACGATCACGCGGCCCGCCTCCCGGCCCGGCGCGAGCGCAGGATCTTGTTGCGCTCACGCTCGGACAGTCCGCCCCAGACGCCGAACCGCTCCCCGTTCGTGAGCGCGTAGTCCAGGCAGCGCTCGCGCACCGGGCACGGTGCGATATCGCCGTCCCCGGTGCAGAGCCGCTTCGCGTCGAGGGTGGAGCCGCCGACCAGCGGGAAGAACGTCTCGGGCTCCGCGCTCGCGCAGGCGCCGTGGCGCTTCCAGTCGAGGCTCACGCCGCCCTCCTCGCCGCGCCGACCCGCTCGGCCACCCGCCGCACGCGCCGTCCCGTCTCCGCGGGCACGGAGCCCTGCTCGCGCCACGTCCGCAGTTGCCCGCCGTCGACCCCGAGGACTCCGGCGAGCGCGTCGTCGTCGATCCGGTCGGCGAGCCAGCGCAGCAGGACCGCGGCCCCGTCGGAGCGCTCGTGGACACGCTGTGCGGCGCGCAGGCGGGCCTCGTGCGAGGAGTGGCGCATCCGGCAGCCGGGGCAGCGGCAGCCGTGCCCGTGGTGGCCGCGGTAGCAGGCGACGTCCGGCTCGGGATGGAACCCGGTCGGGCAGGAGTGGATCTCGGGCTCAGGCTCCGGCCCGGCTGCGCAGGCCCGCTCGGCGACCGCGCGCAGGCAGTCGCCGAGCCCCCGGTCGACGGCGATGCGGTCGGCGACGACCCTCCTTGCGTGCAGGACCGTCGTGTGGTCGCGCCGCCACCAGCGGCCCACGGCGAGCGACGACGCACCGGCGCGCAGTGCCGCCCACATGGCCTCCTGGCGGGCGCGGGTGGCGGGGTCGCTCTTGGCCGTGCGGGCGCGCAGCCGGTCGACGTCGAGCCCGTGCAGGGCGGCGACGCCCGCGGCGCACGCGGCTACGAGGGCGGTCACAGCCGCACCGGCATCTGCAGGTAGCGGAAGCCGGGCTCTGCGAACAGGATCGGCCTTTGGATGTACCGCTCACCCTCGTAGCCGGGGTGCGGCGAGGCGTCCACGTGGACGGTCGCGGTGTCCGAGCGCAGCGTCCCGAGCCCGTCGAGCAGGAGCCGGCGGTTGAGGCCCAGCGGGACGGGCAGGCCGCCGTCGACCGCGACGCGCTCGAGCGCCCGCCCTTCGTCGGCCGTCTTCGTCTCGATCGTGAGTGTGCCCCCGTCGGTCGTCAGGATCGCGGGCGAAGAGGTCGACCGGATGTCGAGGGCGGCCATGCTGCGACGCAGCGCCCGCACGACCGTCAGACGCTCGAACCGCAGCGGCGGTCCCGGGTCGGCGGGCAGCAGCCGGTCGACGTCGGGATACTCGCCCTCGCCGAGCCGGGTCGTCCACGCCACTCCCTCACGGGTCAGGCGCAGGCACGTCCCGTCGGTCGTCGCCGCCCAGCCGTCGTCGACTCGCAGCGCGGCGCGCAGCACGGCGGCGGGGATCAGCAGCTCAGGCAGGACCTGCGTCTCCTCGCCGAGGTCGGCGACGGC